GTGTTGGTGTTCTGGGTTGGTGGGAAATTAGAGCAAGGCGATGATGGCATCGGCCTGATCGGGGCGACGGCGCTCGATGGCGGTCAGGCACATCACGGAGCCGACGGTGAAGCGGGAGCATGCGACCGGGCGGCTGGCGTAGGTCTTGCACTTGCCGGAGCCTGACAGGTGCGGGCATCGGGCAGGGACTTCGGCGAAGGTGCTCCCGGCGATATGGAAGACCGAGCCGCGAGCAGAGTAGAACTCGGTCGAGGTCGGGCTAGGGCTGATGGGCAGGAGGATGCTTTCACAGCAGGCACCCTTGCACAGTTCGCAGGCCTTGCTCACAGGCTGTCGTCTTCGGGGTTCGCTTCCTCGACGCTGGCGGAGATGCGGCGCACGTCTTCAAGGGCGGACTCGGCGGCGTTCTCCATGGCCTCGAGCGTATTCCGCAGGACGCGCAGCTGGACGACGAGGACGTGGACGCGGTCATGGAGCGGCTTGACCTGGGCGGACTCATCGGCGGTCTCGATGTGATCGGTGAAGACCTGAAGCTCGGTGATGGCCGAGCGGTTGAGGTCGGAGAGCGTGATGATGTCGGCGTCGTGCTGTTCATAACGTCCGGCGATGTGCTGGACGGTGGCGAGCGAGCCCGTGATGTTCTCGACGAGGCGCTTGATGTTTTCGCGGTTGGTCATGAGCGGACGGGCGTGAAGGTAAGTTCCTTTATCTCCCCATTAGGGGCAAGCGTAAAGAAACGGACGGCGGAGCGGGACAGGGACGGGTAGGTCTTGCGCTTCCAGGCGTTCAGGTCGGTCAGGAAATCGGCGTGTTTGCGGGCGGTGAACTCGACGTAAGGGAACCCGTCCAGGAAGAGCAGCAGCGCGTACTGCTTGGGCACGGTGGCCGCGATCCGTTCGATGCCCTTGGGGACGTCGGCCATCACAGTTGCCCGGTCTTGGCGCGGTTCCACTTGGCGATGGTGGCGATGCAGCAGGCCTTCGAGATGGCGTCGAACTGGCAGAGCTCAGACTGCATGATGTCATCGAGGACGCGGGCGAGTTCGTTGCCAGCGTAGATGATGGCCTTGCGCTTGGCCTCTTCGGCGGCGAGGAGGTTCTGGCTGTGCATGGCGCCCATCGCGGCGGAGATGGGGTCGAAGGGGTCGAAGGGCTTAGGGTCGCTCATTTGGTCAGGGGCTTGGGGTTGGAGTTAAAGACGGACAGGGCGACGACGACGGCATCGCGGTCGTATCGCTTGCCCCGACGACCGACGGAGACGAAGGGGATGCGTCCGAGGGCGGTTAGTCGGGTGATCGTTGTCTTGTGGACACCGAGGGCGGATGCCAGTTCTTCTCGGGTAAGAAGGGGCTGGCTCATTGGGTCAGGGGGCGGGGGGTGGAGGCACCGCCTAGGATGGACTGCGAAGAGGCCGCAGAACGGAAGCCAGAGGCCACGGCGCCGTCGTCGTCGAGGTCGACCGAGATGCCGCACGCGGTCTGGATGGACTGCCGGCGGATGTAGGTGATGGCTCCGCCGATCTGTTGGGCGGTCAGACCCTCGGCCTTGACGAGCAGGGTGCCGAACTCGAAGCGTTCGCCGGAGCTGTGCAGGAAGGCGGTCGAGACGCCGACCTTGCCCTCCTGGCTGACGAGCGTCTGGATCAGAGCGAGGTCGTGGTCGAGCAGCACCGGCTTGATGGCGTCGAGCAGCGCGTCGAGGGAGACGTACTTGGCCTTGAAGGCCGGGTTGATTTTGTTGGCCTTCACGTTGTCCAGGGCGGCGAGCGCTTGGACGAGGGACGCGGTGGCGGAGGTGGGGGGCGTGGGTTTGGTGCTCATGGTGGAGATTATTTGGTGGCGTCGGCCTTCGTGACTTCGCCGGCCTTGATGGTGGCCTCGATGTCGGCGAGGGACATCCGCGTGTAGTCGGGGACGAAGAGGTTGTAGTACGTCACGCCGTTGCGGACGGTGGGCGTCAGGAGTCGGGCGACCTTCTGATCGGGTAATACGATGTATGACGAGTCCGCGATGATGCGGTATTCAGTCGGAAGTTTGGAGTCTTTCTTCATGGGGAGATTAGTTGATGACGCCGCGGGTGGCGGAGTCGAAGATGAGGAGGGCGTCGGCGTTCCAGAGGGTGACGTCGACGGTGGGGTAAAGTTCTGCGGCCCGGGCCTTCAGCTTGTTTTTCCACTGGGTCGTGGTCAGGTCGCCCTTCGTGCCACAGGTGTGCGTCTTCTGCCAGATGGCCGGACGGATGCGGTGGATTTTCCAGCCCATGGCGACGGCGGCGCCGTAGAGGACGCCCGTGTTCCACATCAGTTTGCCGATGGCGGAGCCGGGGATGTTCTTGCCCGCGAAGAGCGGAGGTTCCTCAAGGTAGAGGCTGACGTCCTTGGCCTTGCAGCTGAGATCAGCCAGGAGTTGGCAGACCTCGATGTCTGACGACGGCATCTTCGCGCACTCCACCGGGTCACCGTCTGCCGACCAGACAATGCCGCCGTTTACGCCAGGGTCTATTGCCACGATGAGATGAGCCACGGCAAGACCCTTTATCGGGGCTTGGCCGAGGACAAGCGGAAAAGGTTAGCCACGCGGAAAGCGTAGCCGTTCGCCCGGAAGCCTTGGGCTTGAGCGGCGGTCCAGCCGACGTTCCAGACTAGGGCGAGTTGTTCGGGAGTCGGGTCAGTCATGCCGACGCGGTGGAAGTTCGACCTGATCCAGCGGAGGTGCGAAGCGGCGACCATGTCCTGCGCCGTAGCGTCGCGCCACTTAGACCAGGGGAAGGAGTAATGGCCCTCGGCCTTGAGGCGGGCGGAGGCGTCGTCCCATGCGGCCTTTCCGACCTGATACATCCCGCGCTCTCCGGCCTTGCCCACGGCCTTGCGGTTCTGGCCGGACTCGACCATGGCGATGCATTCCAGCAGGGTGGCCTCAGCTGCGGCGGCGGCGTTGAAGCCGAGGAGCAGCAGGGCGATGATGGAGAAAGGGCGCATGGGCTTAATCATGGCTGCTTGCCCTCCTTGGCTTTGTTCCATTCACGGACGGCATAGCAAGGTCCAAGAAAGTTGGCAACATTGTCCCCTGCCTTGGTCAGCCGCTCGACCTCGGCCTTGAGGCGGGCGTTCTCGGCAATAGTATCATCGAACAATGCTCGGTTGAACTGTGCGTGTAGTTCACTCACATCGACACGGAGGCTTGCCAGACGATACCGCTCGGCTTCGGCCTTGAGTTCGGCGTAGTCCTCCCACGCTACCCATCGACCTTCAAATGCTTCGACCATACTTGCCGAATAATCGAATTCGATTTCACCGCAAGGGTCGCCATTGGAGATGTTGACCATCTCCTCGTTGTATCGCTTCGGTTCGCTCACGACTGCACCCCTTTGGCCTTTCGTAGAAGTTCAGCAAACTCCCAAGCCCGAAGGTCTTGTCTTTCGTGGCGTTCATCAAGGTCGATGATAGTCAAATCAATGGCCTTGGTCAGCCGCTCGACCTGTGCCTGTAATTCCTTGTTAGGGATGAGGGTGCAATTGCAGAAAATCATCAGATGCTCGACCTCTGTCTTGAGACGGGCGTTCTCGGCCTTGAGCGCTTCGGTCGCCTTGTATGCGCCGTTAGACCAGGCGATGGCGCTGACCCGTTCGACGTGTTCGGAGGCGTCTTCGCCCTTAAGCGGGGGCATTCCGCTTCCTTCTCTGTGCCACCAGATTTTAAAGTCTTCGCTCATACGCGTCTCGGGACTTGTGATCCGGCGACCTCGAAGCCGTCGAGCTCGTAGGAGTAGGTTATGCCGACCCAGCCACCGGCGGCGGCGTAAGCCTGGAGCGAGACCTTCACGGCGCCGTCCTCGTGCAGGGCCTCGTGATAGTGGTGCAGGAGTTTCTTCATGCGGGTCGAGGCGATGGCCGACTTGGCGGAGCAGATGTCCCCGGTCATGATGCGCTCATTGATTTCATACACCTCGGAGAGCAGGGCGACCATCCCGTCGAGGTGGCGGAAACTACTCATGGGGATGGGCGTCGGGGGTGATGGCGCCGCGGATGATACGGCTTTCCAAGTCGGCGATGACTCGCTCGTTGTGCATGGCGACGGCGTAGGCCCGGTCGTGCTTGGCGATCCAATGCTCGCGGGAGTGGGAGAGCCGGGTGACCTCGGCCTTCAGTTCGCGGTTCTCATCCATGTATCGGCCGAGGATGTTGGCCTGATTGGTGATGGTCGTGGACTGGTTGTCAGCCATCTTGCGGATGGCCACGGCGTTCTTGTGCAGCTGACGGGCGATGCTCCAGGGGAAGAGCCACCAGAGGCGGGGGAGGGAGTCGGGTCGGATGATGGTCATGGGATTGTAGGGGCGGTGGGATGGGTCAGGCATGGGAGGGAAGGGTTGCGTCTACGGCGGCGATGCGTTCGCCGATCCAGCGCATGACTGGTACGGCCATTGAGTTCCCGCAGGCCTTGTATCTAGGCCCGTCGGGACAGTCTTCCTCGGGCTTTCCCTTCCAACTGATACGCGACCAGTTGTCGGGGAAACCTTGCAAGCGTTCGCACTCGACCGGCGTCAGGCGTCGGACAGCCATATTCGGAACGAATACAGTCCCAGTATGGTTCGCGTCAGAAGCGGAACAAGAAAGCGTAAAGCTGATGTCCGATGTCGTCTGGTTGTAGGTGTCAAAATGCAAAGGAGAAGAAGTAGTTACGGCCAACGCCTCGGCCTCGACGCGTTCGTTCCCGGTGCGTGAGTAGGGAGGGCCGCTTGCGCCGATCGTCGGGGCTACGGAGCCTGGCATCTGGTGCTGCACGACGGCGTGAGTCGTCCGCGTGTCCCCGAGGTCGAAGTTGTTCAGCGTGTTGCTGGCGTCGGCTGGAACCCAAGTCTCGTTGTCGGTCGTGGAGCAGGCGCGCTTGGATTTGCGATAAGGGATGGCAACGCCAGGGGCATAGTTGAGACTGTAACCGCCTGTGCTTTTAGACTGAATGGTTCCTACTGTTCCGTCTCGCTCAAATCGCTCGTGCCGGAAATCGACTCCGATCGGGCCGCCTGCCTCAACGCTTGTTCCAGCATCGGCGGCAGGGCCTTTCCTCTTTTTGTTGCCCGTCTCAAGATACCCGCGCAAGCCTTCGCGGAGAGATAGAACCTCGGCGGCAGCTCGCCAGTCTCCAAGACACGCGACAACGAAGACTCGACGACGACGCTGGGGAACTCCGAAGTGTTGAGCGTCCAGCACTCGGTAGGCGAACCCATACCCGAGTTCGACCAACGCCCCGAGGAAGGAACCAAAGTCCCGCCCTCCTCCCGAAGACAGGACACCGGGGACATTTTCCCAGACGATCCAGCGGGGTTTGAGTTTGTCAGCCAGTCCAAGAAAGGTGAGGGCGAGGTTGCCCCTTGGGTCGGTAAGTCCTTTGCGGAGTCCAGCGACGGAGAAGGATTGGCAGGGTGTGCCTCCGACCAGAAGGTCGATTGCTCCGGGTTCGAGGGGCCATGATTGGTATTCGGTGAGTGAGCCATAGTTTGGGGTGTTGGGAAAACGGTGTTTGAGGATAGCGCAGGGGAAGGGTTCGATCTCGGAGAAGCCGACTGGAGTCCAGCCGAGCGGGTGCCAAGCGACGGAGGCTGCTTCCATGCCGGAGCAGACGGAGAGGTAACGCATTACTTCTGGCGGCGGTACGGGCCGCGGCGGTTGAGGTTGACCCACTGCGTCCCGGTGATGTCGAGCCACTGACGGAGGGTGCAGACGGTCGTGTCCAGGGCGGCGGCGGCATCGGCCTGAGACTTGCCGGCGGCGTTGAGCGCGGCGATCTGCGGGAGAATGGCCTGTAGGCGACGGGCGGCGTATTCGGCCATCGGGCGCTTGAGGGGGATGACGCGACCGGCGAAGGTCAGCGTCTCGGTGTAGGGGTGGTTGGCGTTGGGCATGGTGTGGGTGGGAAAGTCTTAGTGCTGGTCGATGATGGTGAGGAGGTCGGGGCCTTCGGCGAAGAAGACGATGACCGTGGCGATCAGCGCGGCGATGAGGAGGAGTTTGATTAGGTTCATGGGTTTGGTGGAACGGAAAGCACCTTGCCCGACTGTTCCACATTCGTCAAGCACCTTTCCGCAAATACCCTGTGACCCCACTCAAGGGGTCAGGGCAATTCGTGTCCCTCGGGTCATCGAGGCCCGCCATGAACGAGCGTACCCCTACCCGACTGAGTTCAGTTTGCCCCTAGGGTCGCCTCCGTCAAGGGGCAATAGACCCCTCTGGCTTGCCCTAGGAGACGTTTTGACGGCGGGAGCGTAAGAAGACCGCCACCCCTACCCCTAGGCACCCCACGGCCAAGGCCCAGCCAAGGTCGCGGACGGACTTCAGGGCTAGGGTCGCCGTGCTCATGTTGCGCTCAAGGTCGGCCGAGTCGGACTTCAGGCCCGCGTCCGTCACGATCATGACCAGGGCGTCGGTCGATTGCAGTTGGTCGAGGACGTACCCGGCGATGTAGGCCGACGACAGGGCCGAGACTCCCGCGAAGCCGGTGAGCAGCGTGACCGCCAGCAGGAGGTTACCGCTTCCGCTTGGTGACTGCTTTGCCTTTGCCATGGGGTTTCGGTTTGCCGACGACCGCGGCGACTTCCTTCTCTCCGCGGGCCTTGATGTATTTCATCAGGTAGTCCAGACACTCGGGGGCAGCGTAGCCGGCCGCACCGACGACGGCCATCCGCAGGCCCGGGCATTGGATGTGGTCTTGGATGCCGTAGCCGACCAAGGCCGCGGTGATCGCGGCGGCGAGGACACGGCGCACGACCCAGCCCAGGGACACAGGTTCGGTCGAGAGCAGGAGGCGGGCCGTCATGGCGAG